CTGGCGGACACCCGCGTGAGCCTGAGCCGGGAGGATCGACGCCCCCCAGCCATTAAAGTCAAACTCCCATTCCTCGTCCGTCAGCGACGTCGCAGAATACGCGTCACCGCCGAAACGGACAGCAATCTTGCGCTCCTTGTACGGGTCAAGAATCAGTTCCTGCGCACGGTTATTACGCCACTCATAATCGTGAGCGGGCAGAATACCCGGAACCTTCACGTTAAGGGTGTCGTCCCGCGCGCCCTTGAAATCCTCGATGCCCTTCTTAGCGAAAAGCGTCGGCACGACCAGTTCGCGCTCCGTCAACGCGACCGCAGTCGCAGCAAGCTTTTCCGGCTTCACCGGGGAATGAACAACAGCTGCCATACCAAAATCTCCTCTACAAACTCAAACCAACTAGGAAACGTCAAATGCGAGGCACGCGACTGCGAACAAACTCGCGCGCGTCAAACTCGCCTTCCGTTTCCTCAGCGGGAGTCAAGCCCCCGCCCTTGCGAGGCAGACCAGCCGCGCCGCCAGTCGCGCCCACCAGGGACGCCAACTCTTCGCACGCGGCACGCATCTCCTCAACCGTGCCGTCCTTGACGAACTCGAACGCCTTCGTAGGCAAAGCCGGGAACTCATCACGCACCTGCTGACGCACGCGCACACGATCAAGCTCCGCCTCAACCTGACGGGTTTTCTCGTCAGCCGCCGACAGTGCGGCCTCGAACTCCTCAACCGTCTTGAGGCCCTTCACCGACTCCTGAACCTCACGCAACTGAGTCCTATAACGCGCCGCCTCATCGCGCGCCCCCTTCAACTCTCGTTGCGCCCACTCAGGCAGGTCGTCAACCTTGCGAGCACCGCCATCCTGGCCCTCGCCCTTGTTGCCTTCCACCGGCACCTGCTCCTCCGACTCAACCTGCGCATCATCGCCGCGCGCTCCCGGCGCGCCACCCCCAGTCGCCTCAGCCTCGTCAGCCACATTCTTCTCGTCCGCCATCACACACTCCCAGAAAACAAAGCCCGCGCACGCCACCAGGACGAAACGCGGGAACCACTTGAAGCCGCCAGGGCTTCCACCAACACGCCTACCGCTTGAACTTGCGGTAGTAGTAACTTCGCCAGCCGGACTTGCCCTTCAAGCCCTTGCCACCGAAATCGTTGTACCAAAGGTTCTGCATCTCCCGATTCACCGCGAAACGAGAACCCTCAATGCTTGACCCCGCAAAAAGGGGCAACGCGTAACAATGACAATTCGGGTGATACCCGTGCGTCCCATTAGCGTGCGTCACGTCATGCCGCAACGCCTCATGCTTGCCCGAATACACCGCGCCACGAGACAACAACATCGCACAAAACGCGCACGGCGTACCAGTCCCAGACACCCTGATCCACGCCTGCCTTGCCGGGTCACGATCACCCATGTCACGCACCACCGACCGGACGCCGCCAGCCGCCGCCTGCTGACCAACCCCAGCCACCACGCCAGACGACACCTCGCCACCCTCAAGGCGGGCACGCAGCAAATCCTGCGCCGCCTTCACATCCGCATCACGCAACACCTGCAGGTCCGGCGTCGCCTGCTTATCCACCTGCACTCGCACGCCAGCCAGAGACGACGCGGTCAAAGCGGGTAGTCCAGCCGCCTCGTTAAACTCCCGAACCAGCTCGCCAAACGTCACCTCGCCACCCTGCGCATGCCCACGAATAGGAGAGGGAACCGTGCGGCCCGTCTGCAACGCCCTCAACAACCTATAGAACGCCACACCCAACACGGCACCACGATCCCACGGCTCAACAAGCACCTCACCGAAACGGGCCGCAACATCGCCACCCTTATCCACCTGCTCCCACCAGCGGGACACGTCCTGCACCGTCCCCAAACTCAACCGGCCAAGCGACGCCTCAAACGCCTTCAACAAAACCTCTACACGCGGGTTTGCGGGCACTACGCGTCACCGCCAGCCAAAGACACAGGCTCGCCCTCAACGGGCGTCACAGGCCCGTCCAGAGCATCCTGTGCGCCCATCGCGGCAAACCCCTGAACAGCCGCACCAAAATCAGAACCCAAACGCTCCGACGTCGCCAACTCATCCCACCGATCCAACTGAACCGGCGACACGCCAGGCACCATCTCCCACAAGCCACGAGACGGCACCCCGATTTCTCGCAGCTTAGACAACGCATCCGCCGTCTGAGACAAAGCAGCCGACTCAAGGTCGCGCCAAAGGACCTCGTTATGCTCCCACTGGTCGCGCTCCGCGCGACCCTCTAGCACCATGCCCACACGCAACGTCCGCTCCCACGACTCACCAAACTGAGTCCGGTACAACTCCACCTTGCGGCGGAACGACTTCTCAGCCGCATTCAACGCGTCAGCAGACAAGTTCGCCATCTGCCCCAACAGGAAGTTAGGAGGCGTCTGCGAGATAGCAGAAAAGTCCTTAATCAACGCATCCATCGCCGCAATATAGCCCGACTGGTCACCCACCGGCAGGGAACCAAACTTGCCATCCGGCGACGAGTTAACCAGGAAGTCACCAGGCCCCGCCGCAATCGGCTGACGAACAACCCCACCATCAGGACCAACCACCGGCATACCATCCGCGTCCACAGCGACTGCAGGCTCCAAGCCGGTCGCCCACAACACGCGATGCGCACCATGCGACTGCTCCAACAGCAGGTTAAACAGCATCTGGTTGAAGCTATCCTGCCATTGCTTCAACGGCAGGACCGCGCCCTGGACGCGTCCCTCGTCGTCCATCTGCGACACGAACCGCGTCACCGGACAATGGCCATTCCCGCCATGCGCGACCCCAGGGCCAACAATCGGCCCCTCGCCGCCATTAGGCAGAACCACGTCGTAACGATTGTGACGATCCCACGCGACCGCCAAACCAGGCTTAGGGCGACCATCCGGCCCCACGCCAGGACGACGCATCACCGACAACGCAAGAATCGCATTATCGTCCGACAGTGCATCCTCGAACAGGCACACCGTCCGCAACGCCGACAGGACACGAACATACGCCCTGCCGTCCTGGCCGCGCTCAACCACCGTGAACGCCTGACCATACGCCACAGCGCTACGATGCACCTGCGCCTGCTTAGCGTCCAAGTTACTGCGCTGCCACAAGTCCCACTCGGGAGTCTCGGACGAGCGCTCGTCACCTGCTCGCTGATCCCCCGAACGGAACCCATCAACGGCCAAGGCTTGAACAGCCGCGTTGACAGGGATTTCGCACCAGTTCTGGCGAGCACGACGCATCATCGCCTTATGCTCAGGCAACATGCCCTTAGGCGAATACGGGTCGTCAAAATCGCCACGCAAATAGGCGTCAGCAACCGACAGCCCGTCATCCCAGTCACGATGCAACACGCGCAAACCCTCACCAACGAGAGCTTCCAGAGAATCGCCAGCATCAATAATCGCCGCCACAACACACCACACTCCAACTAGAACCGGAAGAACGACCCCCCAGCCTTCGCGACCGGCCTCGACGCCATCTCCGTCTGATAATCCCGATACGCACCAAACGCCAACATCGCCGCCGCATACATGTCAATCTTCTTCTTCGACTCGCGCCCCGCTTTCATAAACGAGACACCATACGGCGTATCCTTACGCAACACATTCAACACGTGACGACGGAACGACGCCGCCAACTCACGCGAACCACCATGCGACACCTTACCGTCAAGAATCGCCGCCATAAACGCCTCATGAAGATTCACCGTCCGCTTACGAGAACCACGCATATCCCACGCAATCGGACCCCTATCCGACGCGCGAGCCACAAGCCGCTCACCATAATCCAACGTCCACTCATGAATGTACGACTCCCACAACGCAACATCCGCGTAGAACCCCACGACGTCGTAGTCACGGAAGCACCTGTGGACCATCGAATCCACGCGCTCACGGTCAACCTCCCAGTCGCCCGCAAGGTCCAACGGCTTCTCCTCCAACAGCAACGGCACCATCAGCCCATCCGACACGCGGATGCCGATAAGCGCCGTAGAGTCATCCGACTTACCGCCATCGAACCCGAGCACAACACGGTCCCCAGGCTCCAACGTCGCCTTACGTTCGATCCGCTTCCACTCAGCCGACGAGAACAGGTTCCCCTCAGGTTGCCACACCTGATTCAAGTACATGCGACGAGACTCCGACGTCGGACGCGACGGATTCAACACCGACCGCCACGCCTCATCAGCATCACACCACACCGAATCCCCACGCACAGCGTTATACAAAACCTTGAACACGCGCTCATCCAACGGCGTATCATCCGGGGCCTCCAACGAGTCATAAAACACGTCAGTCTCCGTCGTCAACCCCTCCAACGACTTCATATACGCCTCACGGTCGTCCTCAGCCACCGAACCCTCACCAGGCTTATACGCATTCGTAATAGCAAGGTAACGCGACTTCATCTTCGTCGTATTACCCTCAACCGTATTCTTCAACTTCTGGCCATTGTTTTGAGGCAACCAGTGCTGCGTCTCATTCAACAACGCGAAAGTACAACGATTACCCTCCGTCGAACGAAACGACGACGTCTTAACCTCAATACGCGCCGTGTTATTGCAACCACGCACAATCTGCAGCTTCACATCCGCGCCATACTTCGCACGCATCTTGTCACCAACAAGCACATGGAACATATCAAACGTGTTGCTGGTTTGCTCCTGCTTCAACGCGAAAATCTGCACCAACGCCTGTGGGCACCTACGCCCAACCGGCTCACCGTCCGACCCCCACCCCGCAAACCGGGACGGACCAAACGCCTCCACCAAACACAGAACAGCAAGCAACGGGTCCTTACCCCAGCCCTTAATCCGCTGCAGCACCCCGCGACGTCGGTAAATGAACTTACCCTCATCATCAACCGCGTACCACCACAGGACGATACGCAACTGCTCCAAGGTAAACTCAAACACCTCCTGGTCAGCACCAAGCGGCTCCAAATAATCCGAACACCACCGAGCTATCTCCCAGCCCAACGTGCGCTCAGGCAACACAAACCGGCCATCCTCGCCGCGCTCCCACGTCGGCCCATAATGCACCGGCGCGAAACGCTCAAGAATCTCAGCATCAGACAAACCATCATAGGGACCCTCAGGGGGTGTCCCAGCCTTACCGTCATCGACCAAAACCAGGACACCCCCCAACCCCATCAACACACAAGTACCCGTGGCGGGACTCGAACCCGCCCGCCCCCCGGGCGCCCCACTTTGCGTGTGGGCGGT